CTTTCTTTTATTTTTGTACTTTCTACCCATTCGTTATAACCCTCCACTGAGATTAAAATGCGGCCATCTGGGGCAATAATTTTGACTCCATCTGGCCAAATACCTTTATCAATTTTAATTCTTATGGCTTTAACTGTATAACCACTCTCGAGTGAAAATTGATTTATGGTTTTGTATTTAATCATCTAGTATAGTCCTTAATTTACGAATATGCAAAATTAGTTTGCGTTATTCCTGTTTTTCAATGAATTTTTTATAATCTTTTTTATATTGCTCAGTCAGCTGTTTTTTTTTCATATTTTCATTAACTTTATCGTCATCTTCCATTAAAGCGATAAGCGTTTCTAAACATTGCTTACATTTATAGAGATCTTCCAAAGGATCATCTGGATTTTTTACATCGTATCTTGAAAGATATTTAATACAGTTGCCAGCTAAATCATTGCGACTATGAGAATAATTAAACTCTTGAACGCTTATGCCTTTTGTGTAGTGTGAAGGGTTAATGTTTTTGTTGTAATCTTTGCTCATATAAATCTACTGCCTAATTGATGTGTAATCATTACAAAATAGACAATTGCTGTTACTTCGATAACAAACCCTATAGTCCAAATAATTCCTAAAGTTAGTATGACTTTATTTTGTGTTTCTACGCTCATTTTTCTCCTTTAAACCATTTTCCGAATAATAATCGATGCAGCTTTCCTTCTTCAGTATCGGTTCTGTAAAAAGGGTGATTTTTTTTAATCTGCTCCGCTTTCTTTTTCTTTTCAACTTTTTCTGGGTTTTTGCAAACATCTGACATTTGTAAATCAGATTTTTTCCTATAACCGCCAATGACGTGTTTGCCTTTTGGTGCTAATACAACCTCAGATTTTTTACTTTGTTTTAGTCGATGGTTGACAGCTGCTCTGCCTAATCTAGTGTGATCCATAATTTGCTGCACAGTCATTCTGATCTTGCCGCCATCAAGTCTTATTATTCGTTTGATTTTCGCCATGTGAAATGCCTTCTATAGATTTAATAATTAAGGTTTTATCTTTAAGATAACCATCACATTCCGTTAAGCTAGAATCTGAACAAGTTAATAATTGCTCATTAGGTTCACAGACTGTGTGTTGTGCGCAGCTTGTTAAAACTAACGCTAATACTAAAAATCTAAAAAGGAATATCATCTTCATCTGTTTTCTGTTCTTGTTTTTGTGGCTGCCTTGTTTTGTAGCCACTCATATCTGAGTATGGAAACTTTTGCTCTTCAGTGCTGACAGGTTTTTTATCTAAAAAAAGTAATTGGCCTGTATAACCAGCTACAACCGTTTCAGTCGTATAACGATCTTGACCAGATTGATCTTGCCACTTTCGCGTTTGCAGCTTGCCTTCCACATACACTTTTGAGCCTTTATCTAAATACTGCGCAGCATGTTCTGCGCTTTTTCCATACACAGCGACACGATGCCACTCAACTTTACTAATTTTTTCTCCGCTCTGGCGATCTGTCCATTCCTCTGAAGTAGCCACTGATAAATTAGCAACGCTATCGCCTTTACCTGTTGTGTTAAGGGTAGGTTTATCTCCTAAATTACCCACAATAATCATTTTGTTAATACCCGACATTTGAATCCTTAAATAAAATAAAAATAAACGCTGTTTGAGGCAAAGTACAGCGCAAACTTTTGAAAAGGATTATGAACAACCCTAGCCTTTTGTTATGCAGCTATAAAACTGCATAGACTTGATCTGCAAGCGTTTCTTTTTTTAGCCGCTTATCAAGCTCTAGTCCATTATCATGGCCAATTTTTTCAAGATCGGCTTTAGACATTTCCATTAAATATTCCTTGTTTAGTTGTTTTGACCAAAAAGGGAGTTTAAATTTTTTTCTCATAAGTTCTCCTTAACATCTACCAGTACAAACATCAGAACCATTGCCATATGCAGAGCATTCACAATTGATATTGATAGTCACTGGCGTAATTAATTTATTTGAAATCGTGCAATAACGTCTTGGACATTCAATCACATCCAAAGTTTTTTTCAGATCATTTAATCTGCCACTTATTGCATTAATTTCAAGACCAGTGAGCTTCATAAGCTCTCTGCCAGATAAAGGCGCATCAACAGCCTCTAATGCGCCCAAGATTTTTTCTTTTTGTGAAATATCTTTGCCGCTGTTTTTTAGATCATCGTAAGCTAACTTACTCGTTGTCGCTGTAGTCATGTTGTTCTCCTTGATTTATATATGTGATGATGTAACTTAAAATGCCTTCTACAAGGCGTGCATTAGACTTATTCAGTCCAATTTCGATGGAATATGTATTTGCATTTGGCTGCGCCAAAACTGTTGCATGTATTCCGAATAAAGTGAGAAGATCAAGTGTTTGATCTCGTTGTGCTGCGTTTAAATCATTCAGCCAAAGAGTCATAAGATAAATCCAGTGGCTAAACCGATCACAAAACCGACTGCCATGAAATAACGGCCAATTTTTTGTTTACGCTGAAAAAAACGGATTTGGTAAGGCAGCAATGAAGATGTTTTTCTTGATCTCATAATAACCACCCTTGTGAAATGCAATATGGAAGGTAGCCAATGATTAAGCCAAGCAAAAAATATGTTGATCGTATTCTTGGCCTTTTGTAATGTTCAACTGTTAATTTATTCCTTTTGTAACTCATATTAATTCCTTTCTGTAGATCAATTACTGGAACAATATACCTAAAATCTTTGCATTAACATCATTAAATGCAAAATAATTTTGAGTTTACAAAAGGAATAGACGAAAAAAAACCCGCCGTAGCGGGTTTTTAGAGATATATTAAATAAAGAATTATTTAAAGAATTTTGCCAAATTATGATTATCTGGACAAACAATCAAACAATTAAAGGCAATATTTTTCATGTTAATTTCTTTGCCTTTATAGGGAATCCAGCATGTCATTTCAATTAGATCCCAAATCAAATGTGACGCTAAACCAGCATCATCAACTTTAACCATCCATTCTGATTGATTAGGTACTTTTAGTTTAATCAATTCATCTAATGTATCTTTACAAACAGCATACCAAGCACCACCCATTTCTGAAAATTCATCCATTGTGTATTTGCCAGTTGCTAGTTGATCATAAGGCAAATCAATGCCTGTTTTCTCTGTAAATGCAGCATCTACTGCTACAATCTCACCTTCATATTGACTTCTTAACATTACTTCTCCTACGCTTTTTTAGCTGGTCGACAGAACACTCACACCCAGCTCGTTTCTTTTAATTTTTTATACAAGCAGGTTTATCACGATTAACTGCCTGTACGCTCAGTGTTTTTATGATTGATTGTAATCCCAATCGGTGACACCATCACAAACGATTTAAGTTTTTTAGAAGCTACTTTAACAGATTGCTCTGAACTACCTTCATCTGCAAGTATGGAAAGAATCCATTCTGTATTGATTTGTTAATCGCTGCTGGCAGAGTCAGTCGATTGCATCCGCTTTATAAGTGTCTAATGCCTCTCACTTTGAACTAAAAATTTATTTAAACATATAAATGATTTAAATGCAAAAATATTTTTAACTATCAAATTTTTTAATAATTTTGCCGTGTAATATTTCGTCAGCTGAAAGGATTGGTTGTTCTCCAGCTGGCGTTGAAACAATCCACACAGATCTTGAAAAATCAATATCAGTTGGTCTATCTGTAGCCAGTAGTTCATGAATCTGCTCGTTGTTTTGATATTGCTGCGTGTGCCCTTGCATTAGGTAGTCAACAGTGACTCCTAGTACAGTTGCAAGTCGATCAACGTACATCGGTGCACGTTTAATTTTTCCTTGTTCAAGATTACCAATATTTTGAAAACTTAGATCTTTACTTACTTTTTTTGCAAGCTCATCTTGCGTTAATCCAAGTCTTTCTCTCTCCTTTTTTACACGATCGCCTATTTTTTCTATTTTTTTCATAAAACCCCAAAGTTTGAAAACCAGACAAAAAATGCAAAGAATCTTTGTATATAATTCATCTCATGGAAGAACTAATAAAACATTTTGGAACACAACAAAAGATGGCGAGAGCTTTAAACTGTCATCATCAAAACATTCAATATTGGCGGAAGGTTGGACTACCTGTTAAGCGTGCTATTCAAATAGAGCGCATTACAGAAGGCCGATTTACTCGCCAAATGTTGTGTCCAGATATATTTAACTAAACAAAAACATTTTGCATATCTTTAATAAGATACTTGAATTTTAATAGAAATGCAAAAACTTTTTACTTTTATTTATGAATAAAGAATTTGCACACGCTTTTGAAATTTGTAATTCACGATGCCCTTTGGTGCGTGAATGCGGCAGATCTCATATTCATTTTCCAAAGCACAAGATCTTGGAATACCGCGTGCTTTCATTTAAACCGAAGAGTGGTAAATGTTTATCACAAATCGAGCTTACAACATTACAAGAAGAGGATATAGATTGAAAGAATTTGGAGAATTAAAGGGTAACTATGTAAAGATACCTAATGAGCTTGTTGATGATCGTACGATCTCTTGGAAGGCTAAAGGTTTGTTTTGTCACATGGCTAGTAAGCGAGATACTTACAATTTTACTGTTGGATCGTTAGCAAGTCAGTTTCCAGACGGAAAAGCAGCAATATTTTCAGCATTAGATGAGCTTAAAAATAGTGGGTGGATCACATACACAAGAAAAGCTGGAGGACATGGGAAATATAAGCTAAACACTACAATTATATCAAAACCCGAAAATCGGATGGAGGCTTACTCAGAATCCGATAATCGGACAAAAGATACTGAGCCAGAATCCGATAATCGGACAAAAGACATAGTGTCAAAGTCCGATTATCAAGACGCTGATTTTCGTATGGTGCGAAATTCGGATGGTATTAGTAATACCGATGCT